AACGATATTGCATTAACTAAAATAGATAGATCGGCTTATTCAGCTCTACCTAATAAATATGCAACTGGACAACCTTCACAGTATTATGTGAACAGACAAACAACTCCAACAATTAGTTTGTATTTAGCTCCTGATGCTTCAACTTATACTTATTTAAAATATTATACGATTAATAGAATAGAGGACGCTGGTTCGTATACCAATACTGCTGATGTTGCTTATAGATTTTTACCATGTATGTGTGCAGGACTTGCTTATTATTTATCACAAAAAAAAGCACCGGATAGAATACAAGTTTTAAAACAATTATATGAGGATGAGTTATTAAGAGCATTAAATGAAGATGGCTCTAGAACTTCTGTTTATATATCACCTCAAACTTATTTTGGAGATGGTGTATAATGAGTTGGGCTACTGGTAGAAGATCTCTTGCTATATCCGATAGATCTGGTCAAGCTTTTCCATATAAAGAAATGGTTAAAGAGTGGACAGGTGCTTTAGTTCATATATCTGAATATGAACCTAAACATCCACAATTGGATCCACCATATCATAAAGCAGATGCAGTTGCTTTAAAGAATACTAGATCACAAGACTTTCAACAAAATACTTTAATCGATGGTGTGATTGCATCTTCTGGAGGACAAGGAATGATTAATGCTAATTTAACTTTACCAGGAGATTTTGCTTTTATTACTCAAGGAACTAGTGCTATGACACCAGCGGATCCTTCTTTACAAAATAGAAGAAGACAAGCAAAAATTTTTATTAATTCAGTAACAGTGAGTATTACATAATGGCTATAACTTATTCAGATTTTTTAACACAAGTAAGAAACTATACAGAAGTAAGTAGTAATGTTTTAACAGATTCAATTATTCAAGATTTTATTAGATCCGTTGAACTAGATATTGCAGGCAAAGTTGATTATGATGATTTAAGAAAATATTCCACTTCAACATTCACTTCTGGAAATAGATATGTAAGTCTTCCAGCAGATTGTATGGTTATGAGATCTGTACAAGTAATTAATGGAAGCGATAGAACTTTTTTAGAAAAAAGAGATACTAGTTTTATCTCTGAATATAATAATAGTGGTGCAACAGGTCTTCCTAAATATTGGGCTAATTGGGATGATTTTAATATAGCTGTGGCACCTACACCAAATTCTGCATATACTGTGCAAATTAATTTTATAATTGATCCACCACAGTTTACTTTATCTAACAATACTTATCTTTCTACTTATCAAGAGTCTATGTTATTACATGGTGTTTTAACAGAAGCTTTTAGATATTTAAAAGGTCCTATGGATATGTACAACTTGTACCAAACAAAGTATACTGAAGAAGTACAAAATTTTGCTCTTCAACAAATGGGGAGAAGAAGACGTGCAGAATACGATGATGGTGTACCTAGAATTAAGGTTGATTCACCATCACCATAAAATTAATTAAAGGAGAATAATTATGGCAATAACAACAAATGCAATTTGCAATTCATTTAAAAAGCAATTGATGGGTGGTGAGCATGATTTTGATAGCGGTGGAGATACATTTAAATTAGCAATGTATGTTTCTACTGCTACATTAGGAGCATCGACTACTAACTATTCATCATCTGGAGAAGTAACTTCACCATCAGGATATACAGCAGGTGGTAAAGCTTTGGTAAATTCTGGAGTAAAAGTATCTTCAGGTGTATCAATAACAAGTTTTTCAAACTTATCTTTTACTGGCGTTACTCTAACTGCTAGAGGAGCTTTGATTTATAATACAACAACTGATGGTGGTACAGGTACTACTGAAGCCGTTGCTGTTTTAGACTTCGGTGGAGACAAAACTGCAACATCGGGAACATTTACAATTCAATTCCCTGCATTCACTACTTCTGCTGCTATTTTAAGAATTAGCTAAAGAGGTTTTAAATGGCTACAGGTTCTCCTTGGGGTGCTAACACATGGGGCAATGGCTCCTGGGGAGAAGCTGGGCTTAATGAAACCGTAACCTTTGAAGGTTGGGGTATTGATTCTTGGGGAAGTGATCCTTGGGGAGAAACCGTTCGTACAACAGATGCTATAGCTACTAATATAGGATCTGTATCAATTAGTATTGATGTACCACAAACAGTAACAGGACAACAATTACAAACAGCTATTGGTGACGAAACAGCAACTGCGGGCGCAGATGTTGATGTTACTGGAATTCAATTAACATCTAATATCGAAAGTGTAACATTCCAAATAACAGGAAGTGTTGAACTCACAGGTCAACAGTTAACAGGAACCGTTGTTACTCCAGACATTGCAGCTGGTGGTAATATTACTGTTAATGCAAGTGAAGATCAATTAGATGTTTTTGTCGGACAAGTAACAGAAACTATTGAAGTAGGACCTATTGTAGATGGTATTGCTGCAACATTAAGTATTAATGGAGTTACTACAACTGCAGACGCTAATATATCTTTAACCGGTATTAGTTTAACTCCAGCAATTGGTGATGAAACAGTCGATTTAAATACTCCTGTAGATGTCACCGGCATAGCTATGACCATGGCTATGGGTGAGGAAGATATTGATGCTGATGCTGATGTAACAGTTACAGGCCAAGCAATGACTTTTAGTGTTGGTTCTGTAGATGCAGTATCTGTTGCAGAGGTTACAGGACAACAATTATCTGCTAATATAGGAAGTGTTACAAACACTGCTGATGCAAATGTAAGTTTAACAGGTATTTCAATGACTTCTAACATTGGAACACCAGCGATTACTGCTTGGCAAGAAATTGATCCAGGCGTATCTAATGTATGGACTGAGGTTGATTTAGCAGCTTAATGATAGTAAAATATTAATCTAATAGGAGAATTTTAAAATGGCATCAAGTTATTCAGATCTAGGTATAGAACTAATGGTAACAGGGGAAAACTCTGGTACATGGGGCGATAAAACAAATACAAATTTAAACTTAATTCAACAAGCAATTGCAGGATATGAAGAAGTTTCTATAGCAGGTGGAGCTCAAACAACTGCTCTTGCAATCACAGACGCAGCTCTTTCAAATGGAAGAAATCAAATAATTAAATTAACAGGAACAATTACTGGAAATCAAATTGTTACTATTCCAGATAGTGTTGAAAAATCTTACATCGTTATAAATGGAACTACAGGTTCTTTTACAGTACAATTTAAAACAGTTTCTGGAACTGGTTATACTTTTGGTGCTACAGAAAAAGAAACAAGAATTTTAATATCTGACGGTACTAATATTGTTGATGCAGGATTTTCTTCTACAGCAATATCTGCAGTCGTAGACGATACTACACCTCAATTAGGTGGTGACTTAGATGCCAACGGAAACAACATTTTAATTGATAATGGTAATTCAATTAATGATGAGAATGATAACGAGCAAATTAAATTTGCAACTACTGCTTCTGCTGTAAACGAAATGACTGCAACAAATGCAGCTACAGGAAATGCTCCTGAATTATCAGCAACAGGTGGTGATACAAACGTAGATTTAAATTTAACACCTAAAGGTATTGGAAGAGTAACATTTAATGGTCAAGGTAAAATTCAAAGTGTTGCAGAAAAAGTTACAACTGAAGCAACAGCTGCTACAGGAACTGTAAACTATGATGTTCTTACACAAGCAGTATGGAATTTTACTACAGATGCTTCAGGAAACTGGACTTTAAATATTAGAGGTGATGGATCGAACACATTAAACTCAATTATGGATACGGGTGAGTCAATTACAATAGCTCATATTGTTTCTCAAGGTGGAACAGCTTATTACAACTCAGCAGTACAAATTGATGGTAGTGGAGTTACTCCAGAATGGCAAGGCGGAGCAGCACCTACTGCGGGTAATCCTAGTTCACTTGATACATATACTTATACAATTATTAAAACTGCAGATGCAACATTTACAGTTTTAGCAGCGCAAACACAGTTTGCATAATAGGAGAATAAAGATATGCCAATAATTGGTTCATTCGGAGCAGGCTCAAAAGGCGGCTACGGTCGTGGTGGAAAAGGACCAACAGAAGTTCATTATTTAGTTATTGCTGGCGGTGGTGGAGGTGGCGGTCGTCACTCTGCAGAAGCTGCAGCTGGAGGAGCCGGAGGCGGATATAGAACAAGTTGGCCTGCTGGAACTGCATTAGAATTAGAAGCTGGTACATACCCTGTCGTTATAGGTGGTGGAGGTAGTGGTGGAAATGGTCCTTCTAGAACCAATGGAACTAACGGTGGTGTTTCTAGTTTTGGTGGAATAGAATCTGCTGGCGGAGGAGCTGGCGGAACTGCACCTAGAAATACTGGAAATCCTGGCGGCTCAGGTGGCGGTGGTCCTTTAGATTTTTCTAGTGGAGGAACAGGAAACGTACCTCCTACATCCCCAGCACAAGGTTTTGATGGAAAAGGACCAAATTGGTCATCTCCAGGTTATCCACCTGTCGGTGGAGCTGCTGGAGGAGCAGGTGGAGCTGGAGGAGCCGGAACACTTGGAATTCCTTCACCAGGAGCAGGAGGCCCTGGAGCTTCAAGTGATATTACAGGAAGTTCAGTTGCAAGAGCAGGGGGAGCTAGTGGAGCTCCAGGAGCAGGTTCAAATGATGGAGCAGGCGGAGCAGGTCAAGCTGGATTTTCAAATACTGGTGGTGGTGGTGGAAATAGACCAACAGCCGGAGGAACACAAAATGGTGTATCAGGAGGAAGTGGAGTTGTTTATTTAAGAGTCCCTGGATCAGCTGCACCTGCAATAACAGTTTCACCTGGAACTAATACAAAAACTCCTATAGCACCCGGAGATTTTTTATTAACTTTTACAGTATCAGGGGATGTAACAATAGCATAATGGCACACTTTGCAGAGATAGATTCAAATAATAGAGTTTTAAGAGTTGTTGTAATAGACAATTTAGATGTAGATTCACATGGAGGTGATCAATCAGAAGAAGCAGCTTCTCACGTAAATAATATTGTACCTCTTTCTGATATTGGAGTTAAATGGGTTCAAACTTCATATAATAATAATTTTAGAAAAAAATATGCTGGAGTAAATGATATATATGATCCTGTTAAAGATAAATTTATATCTCCACAACCTCATCCCTCTTGGACATTAAATTCTGATGCTGATTGGGAAGCACCAGTACCTTATCCAAGTAATAATTTATATAATGGGCTACCTGTTAGAGAAATCATCTGGGATGAAGATGCTCAAAAATGGAGAGGTAAATATCAAGAAGATAGAACTGATTTGGAATGGAATACAAACAGCAATACTTGGGTATTATCTTAAAACTATAGACTTTTTAAAAATAGTTTGCTACAAAACTATTTTTATAAGTATGAAAGTTAAAATAGAGAATATACAACCTAAACCTTTATATCGTTCATTAATTGAATTTGATTTAAATAAAAGTGAAACTAATTTCATTAATAAGCTTTGTAAAAATACAATAAAAAATTCTGGAAATTTTTTTTCTAATGACAGTTATATTTTAAATAAAAAACCATTAAGTGAATTAAAAAAACAAATACAAAAAAGAATAGAAGATTATTTTGAAAAAATTATTTGTCCAAAAGATCCTGTTGTTCCTTATATAACAGAATCATGGTTAAATATAACAAATAAAAATGGATATCATCCTTCTCACGATCATCCTAATTCTATAATATCAGGAGTATTTTATTTAAATAAAACAGAAATTACTTTTCAAAAAAGAGAATATGAACCAATAAGAATTGATCCTAAAAATTTTAATATATATAATAGTTATAGATGGACAGTACCTACTTTTAAAAATGAAGTAATTTTATTTCCTTCAGACTTACTACATCTTGTAAATTTTTGTAAAGAGGATAATAGAATGTCAATTGCTTTTAATGTTTTTATTAAAGGTAAACTAGGTACAGGTACAAGATTGGCAGAATTAAATTTATGATAAGATCAAATATTAAATATTGGTATTTTAAATCAGTTATACCTGATTATATTTGTAATCAAATAATTAAATTAGGAAATAGTTTAAAAGAAGATAAAGGACACGTTGGAGAACCAGAAAATGATGGTACAAAATTAAAAGTTAGAGATTCTAATGTATCTTGGATAAGTCATAAATGGGTTCTAAAAGAAATTATACCTTATATTGGAATAGCTAATATAAATGCTAAATGGTTTGTAGAAATGGATAATCATGAATTAGCTCAATTTACTAAATATAAATTAAATCAACATTATGATTGGCATTTTGATCAATATTTAACACCAGATAAATTTGGAAAAACTAGAAAACTTTCTTTAATCTTAAGTTTATCAGATTCTTCAGAGTATGAAGGAGGTAAACTATTATTTGATTATCAAGATTATCCAAATCAAAATAAATCTCATGAATGCACAGAATTAAAAAATAAAGGATCTATTATAGTTTTCCCATCTTACCTTTATCATAAAGTAACTCCAGTTACAGGAGGAACTAGATACAGTTTAGTAATTTGGGCAAAGGGAAATAATTGGAGGTAAAATGGAATTAGCAAAAAAATATTCTTTTCAACAAAATGTTTATATTAAAGATATAGATTTTTCTGATGAATTTATTAATAAAATTAAAAAAATAAAATTAAAAAAAGTAAGTAATGGCTCTGAAATTAATGAAACATCTTTTTATAATAAAACAATAGATTCTAGTATAGTTTTTGAATCTGAAAAAATATTATTAGAAATAATAAAACAGTATAAAGAAGATTTTAAATTTAAAAAATTTAATATTAAATCTTTATGGGTACAGAAATATAAAAAAAATAATTGTCACGGAGTTCATATTCATGGAAGTAATGAAAAAACATTTTCATTTATTTTTTATATTGAATGTACAAAAAATTCAAGTAACACTGTTTTCTATAATATAGGGTATCCTTATGTAGATCTACATACTAGAATGAACATAAAACCTAAAGAAGGTAGGTGTTTATTTTTTTTAAGTTCTATACCTCATGAAGTATTGCCTAATAATGATTCAAAAAGACTTATTTTAAGTGGTAATGTTGAATTTGAAAGTATTATAAATAACAATTAAAAGAAGTATTATGGATTTTAATAAAGATGGTTTTCTTGTTTTACAAGAAGTTATATCAAAAGATGTTGCAAATTTTTGTACTTCTTATTTACATTTAAGAAGGAAAATAACAAATACGTTTGTTAACACTGGATACATTTCTAATTTAAATCATTCATATGGTGTTTGGAATGACAAGCAAGTACCTGGAACATTTTCAGTGTATGCAGATCCGGCTATGGAAGTATTATTACAAATATGTAAACCACTTCTAGAAAATATTTCAGGGAAAAAATTATACGAAAATTATTCTTATTGTCGAATATATAAAAAAGGCGATGTTTTAAAAAAACACACAGATAGAATAGAATGCGAGATATCTACAACTCTTAACTTAGGTGGAGATTTATGGCCTATATTTTTAAAAAATAAAAAAAATAAAAAAATTAAAGTTAATTTAGCTCCAGGGGATATGCTAATTTATAAAGGATGTGAATTAGAACATTGGAGAGAAAAATTTAAAGGAGAGAATTGTGTACAAGTTTTTTTACATTACAACGATGTAAATACACCAGGGAGTGCAGATAGAAAATACGATACTCGAAATCATTTAGGACTTCCAGGTGAATATAAAAAAGGAGAGTATTTTAATCCTTAATGATTTTTCCTAGTGTATGTATGGATGGGTTTTTTAATAATCCAGAAGAAATAATAGATTATGCTAATACCTTAGAATATTTGCCAGACGGATATTCTCCTGGGTTTAGGTCAAAACCTTTACATGAATTAAACTTTGATTTTTTTAATAATATATGTATAAAACAACTTGCTGTATTATTTCCTAATAACGCAGATGATTTATCATTTCAAGCTAGGTGTAGATTTCAAAAAGTTCCAGCAAATTACAAGTTCACAAATTGGATTCACAGAGATGATGATGCCTCTGTTTTAACTTCAATTATTTATTTAACAAATGAGTGTAATGCAGGAACTAGTATTTATAAAAAAAATTTATTTAAAAATGAAATATCAACTGATATTAAATATGATTACTATAAACAAATGACAAACAATAAATTACCTGAAAATAAAATGAAAGAATTAGAAAAAATACATAAAGAACATGTTAAATCTTATGAAGAAACTATATCTTTTAAAGGAATATATAATAGGTTTATAGCATTTGACGCTTCATCTTATCATAGTGCTCAATCTTATATGGCTAACAATGAAAAAGATAGATTGACTTTAATTACTTTTTTTGATTATATAAATAATAAAAATTTAAATTTAAAATTTTCAATTTCCGAAAGTAGAAAAAGATGAGCTTTATTAAAGATACAATTATAAAAGAATTAAGAGAAGATAAAGGTCAGTTAACTTTAATTAATAAAAGTCAAAAACTGTATATTCATGAATTAAGAGAATCAATTGAAAATCTAAATATACATATTGAAACATTAAATGAAATTAATGAGAAATACGCTAAAATAATCACAAAGCTAAGAGAAAAACTTAAAAAAGAAATTTTTAGTCTTAGTGAAGAATAAATAACAAAAAGACATTTAAGCAAATTAAATGAAAGTATTAATAGTGGGTGGTGGAAGTGCTGGCTGGATGACAGCTGCAACTTTAGAATCTCAATTTCCTAATTATAAAATATCTTTAATAGAATCTAAAAATATATCTACAGTAGGTGTAGGTGAAAGCACTCTTGGACAAATAACAGATTGGATGAGGTTACTTAAAATTAAAGATGAAGATTTTATAAAACACGTAGATGGTAGTTACAAATTAAGTATAAAATTTACAAATTTTTATAAAAAAGGAGAAGCTTTTCATTATCCATTTGGAAGAACTATTGTTGAAGGAAATAAATCAGATACAAATGATTGGTGGTTTAAAAAGATACTAGATCCTAAAACTCCTTACTCTGATTATGCAGATTGTATGTATCCTTTGCAAATGGCTTATGTAAATCAAAATAAATTTGACATAGATCAAGTACAAAGAGCTTATCATTTTGATGCTACTAAATTTGGTTTATGGTTAAAAAATAATTATTGTAAAAAAATAAAACATATAGTGGAAGATGTTGTTTCTATTGAACAAGACGAAAATGGTATTAAATCTTTAAATAACAAACATAAAGCAGATTTGTATATAGACTGCACTGGTTTTAAATCTTTACTATTAGATAAAACTTTAAAAGAACCTTTTGAATCTTATTCTAATATGTTACCTAATGATTCTGCGTGGGCAACAAAAATTTTATATGAGGATAAAGAAAAAGAACTAGTTCCTTATACCAACTGTACTGCAATAGAAAATGGTTGGGTATGGAATATACCCTTGTGGTCAAGAATTGGCACAGGATATGTATATTCAAGTAAATTTGTAGATGATGAGACTGCGTTAAAAGAATTTAAAAAACATCTTGGAAGAAATGATTTAGAGTTTAAAAACATAAAAATGAGAGTAGGTATTCATAACAGATTATGGGTTAAGAATGTAGTTGGAATTGGATTATCTGCTGGATTTATAGAACCATTAGAAAGTAATGGATTATACACTGTGCATGAATTTTTAGGTAAATTAGTAAGAAATTTAGGAAGAGATAAAATATCACAATGGGATAGAGATAATTTTAATTATCAATGTAAACACATGTTTAAAGAATTTTCTGAATTTGTAGGATTACATTATGCATTGTCACACAGAGATGATACGGAATATTGGAAAAATTGTTTAAATAAAACTTGGGATAATAGTTTAATAAATTTAAAACACAGAGCTTTTTCTGGTTTTAAAGAAGCTGCATATAAAAGAACTTATAATTTTAAATATGATAATCACACAGGTTTGCAAGCAATTGCAGCGGGTATGCATTGGGCACCTACAGACAAAATATCTTTAATACAATATGGTAACTTAAAAGAAAAGGATCTTGAAAAAGAATTTAGACAAAGTATAAAATCTTTAAATAAAAGAAAAGTGACCTGCAAAAAACTGGTTAAAGAAAAACCAAGTTTGTTTTCAGTGTTAAAAAAAATACATGAAAAAACAAATTTTTAGTTCTAATGGACTACAAGATAATTAAAAAATTTTTACCTAAAAAATATTTTATTAGTTTAAAAGAAACTTTACACTCTATACATTTCCCTTGGTACTATAGACCGAGGATGACTAAAGATTCTAGTGGTTTGTTTTTTACTCATAGTTTTTTTACTGGAAATAAATTTAATTCAGATTATTTTGATTTAAGTGTATTATATAATGAATTAAAAGTAAGTCGTTTAGATGAAGTAAGAGCCAATTTAACTTTAAAATATGATAGACCTAAAGAAAGTGGATGGCATACAGACAATGAATTTAGTGATTGTTTGACTGCTATATTTTTTTTAGATACTTGCAATAGTACTACATTATTAGGTAATGATAAAATAAAAATAAAATCAAAAGAAAATAGTATATTAATTTTTAAATCTAGTACCTTACATAAACTAATAACTCAAACAGATGTTGAAAAAAGAATTGTATTAAATATAAATTTTTTTCCTAAAAATGATTATTTCTAATTTTAAAAATTTATTAAAAAATATAAGCTACCCTAATCAGAATCAAAGAAATAAAGAACTTTGGGATATAAAGGGGATATTACACAATCAAGCATTTAAATTTGATTTAAGACCATTAAAAAATAACGCTAAAGGTGGGTCTTTTAAAACTAAAGCTGATAAAATAGTCTATGATATAAACAATCAATATATTATTGTAGATGTAGAAGAACTTCACAACTATCTAAAAGAAAATTCACTTAAAGTAGTCAAAATAGAAGATTTGCTATCCAAGCTAGAGTGGAATATAATACTACCAAAATAACAATATAGCTAATCTATACTAAAGACTAAATTTACTGTAAAATACGATTATGGCTTTAACAAAAATACCATTCAGACCAGGATTTAATAAACAAATAACAGATACCCAAGCTGAAAATGTATGGGTTAATGGAGATAACGTGCGTTTTAGATATGGTCAAGCTGAGAAAATAGGGGGATGGTTACAAATAAATGCAAACACTTTAATAGGGGTCGCACGAGCACAACATGTCTTTACTGATTTAGATGGTCGTAAATATGCAGCAATTGGAACTAATAGATGTTTATATATTTATTATTCTGGTGACTTGTATGATATAACACCAATTGATCCAGACAGACAACAGACTGGCGCAGACATAACAACTACAAATGGCTCAACAACAGTCACTATTACAACAACAACAGCTCACAATTTAGAAATTGGAGATATTCTTACATTTGAAAATGCAGGTTCATTTACTGGTGGTCAAACAGATTACACAGCTACAGATTTTGATGATGTATTATTTGAAGTAAAAACAATTCCAACAGCCACAACATTTACAATTGAAATGCCTACAGCTGAAACAGGAACAGGTGCAACTAATGATGGTA